TGGAAGCTGATCCTGTCGTTTCAACAAGAATTTTATAATTTCCATAAGTGAAATTCAATATGCCTCTGCAACCCTTTATAATTTCCTTAACATTGTCTATTGCTTTGCGTGAAGTATCTATAACTGCGTGGCTGTCCATTAAATCAATTTCATCTGCACCAGAATAGGGTGTAATATTAACATCACAAACATCACCAGCAGTTTGCCAATCGGCAAAATTAGAATCAAAATAACTGTTGGCTATACCCATTCCAAAACGAGTATTGCGTAAATAATCCAATAGTTGATAAACAGGATTGTCGGAATATTCCCAAGTTGTAGTTGTATCAACTCTATGCGATCCACTTCCCCCTGTGATTGAGCCATCTAAATTTGGATTGTATATTTTTTTTCCCTTAACGATTGCGTGAATAGTTGGAATGCTACCAAATGTGTCTTGATTCCAAGTAAACTTAAATGCCAAATAAGCCAATCCTCTTAATCTGTGATTGGAAGTCCAGCTTGTTAATCCACCAATTGTTGTGTCATAAGTTTGTGAATCTAATCCGTAATGAGGAATAACTGTAATTAAACTTGTGCTATCCTTATAATAATTGGAATCTCCTGTGTTAACTGTTCTGCTTGTGCCATCAGATAAATCACCACTCCAAGTAACAGCATTATCATTAACATATATAGTTGAAACATCATCTATTTCCCCTTCGCTTAAAACCATTATTAAATAAAGAAACTCATTGTCAGCGCCTGAAGTTTCCATGAAAACGACATTGCCACCCACCTTTCTTGTTCCATAAATAATTGGTATTGAGGCATTGGCAGAAACTTTATTCAGTAAAACACCCTTCGCTGTTTGATCTGGTAGATTATCGCCAAAGTCTGGAATTTCAGGCATTGGAATAATCCAACTAATAACATCTTCTATGATATCAACAATGATATCAACGACATCCATTATAATATCTAATACTGCCTCAAAAGGATTTGGTATATTAATGCCAAACATTTATTTTAATCTCCAATTTGCACCCATATTTTCAAAACCCAGTTTTTCAAAAAGTTTATCTGTATCTAATTTTGCACTAATAGATAATGATATAGGTAAATTTTCAGATATTTGTTTAACACTATCTATTAATTGTTTCATAAGTTTATAATTTCTATATTTTTCCTCAACATATATTAATTGAATTACAATAGTTTGTGCATCACTCCACCAATAAGAAGTTTTAAAAAAAATACAAACTCCTATCAAATTATTATCATCTAAATTTTTAACACAAATTATTTTTCCTTTTTCCAACATAGAGAAAATAAAATTTTGTAATTTATCATTTATTATTGGTGGATATTCACAATTCTCTAATTCAGTTTTAAATTTTTTTAAAAGTTTTAAAATTTCTTTTACATCTTTTTTTTCTGCTTGATAAAAATTACAGCTAGGCATTAGTCAGCCCTCCCCCATCTTAAATCACGAACTGTTAAGGAAGCGAACTCCATTCCCTTATCGCCACTAAAAAATCTTTGTTGTGAATTATCGGTTGTTGATCTTCCAGCGTGTTTATCAAAATTTCCCCAATGAGAAGTAACATTCAAAACCAAGTTAGCTGTTGTGGTTGAATCAACAATTCTGTATTCATCTATTGTTCCAAAATATAATAAAAAAGGATCATCAATCAAGGCATTGGAACTATCCAAGAAACCTCGCCATATTTTAACATCATCATTTATAATATTTTCGGCTAATGCTATGGAAACAAATGCTTGATCTACTGCTGATAAGGAAATGCTTAAAGAGTTTTTTGTCGGAGTATTTGATTCTGATATTCCTGTAATGCCCTTTAAATGACCAGAGGCAGTATAGGTTTGTGAACTTCCGCTAACATCTGAAGTTAGAGGAAAACCACAATTCGTTAAATATTGTGGAGTAGCAAATCCAATATAAAGCAAGATAACAGGATTAATGTTTCCTGTTGCCAATTCTGTTTTGACATCACTCGCTAATCCCCTTGCCATTATATTGCCTCAATTACATCAAACTCAAACTTAATTAATGGAACACCATCAGAATTTGCCTGACCAGAGGTAAATTCCTGTATGTCGCTTGTTAAGTGTACTGTGAAAGCAATCGAATCATAAGTAACAGAACTGTTATTCGTCAGAGCAGTTGTTAATGGTGGCTCTATTGTTACAGTTGCGGCATTACTTGAACTCGTTACATCAGTAACAACCATATAGACTTTTGAGTGTGCGAATTTAATAAAATCTCCAGCTTTGAATCTTCCAGCACCATCACCAGCAAATGCATCCATCGCAATCGTAGTATCGGCAACTGAATGAGCGCCATTAATTAAAACTGTTCCTGTTTCATTTCCTGTTGCGTTTAAGTAGCTTGGGAATGTAATTGTAAAACTTTCCTTTTGTGATCGTTGTTGAACTATGAAAGCCATAATGGGTTGAAAGTTTGCCCTCGTCATAAGAGGATAGGAAACTGTAAAACTCCATCGCTGACCATCAACTTGTCGCCTATAGGTTTTTCCACTATCGGTTGTTGATACCAAAGTCTTTTGATTGCTCTTAATGTTAAAAGCTGTAAAATCTACATTGGGTAATGCACCACTCATACTATTGCCATCCTACCTTTTTCATTAACAGCACTATTAATCATATTAACTATGACACCTCTGCTATTAACTAATAATTCATTAAATCCTCTTGCGTCAACTGTATTGATATTGAAATTAACTGTTACGGCTTTTCCACCTAGTTGATCGTTTGGAACTATGTTTCCACTTTGATTAGGCACAAACATTTCTCTACCAGATTCGCCAACAATATAAGGTCTACCTTTTTCAACAGGACCACCTAATTTTCTTCCTGTATATTCTTGTCTTGCTATTGTTGCAATTTGAACAGCACCCAATCCACCAATCATAACTGCCAATGGTATTCCCCAAGGCCCCATAGCTAATGCTTTAGAAATACCTTGTGCCGTACTCATAATAGCATCTTTAATCGCAAATGCTTTATTTATTGCAAAAGCGGCTTTGCTATGTTTTGACAATTCATCTAATAATTCCCTACCACTTGCCTTTACCAAATCTTTTTTCTGTTCAGTAGTAAGTTTATCTAATTCTAATTCTTGGAATTGCCTGTTTTTAATTGCCCTTAAATTTTTATCATAATTTTCTTGCATCATTTTATTGATTTTATCAAGTTCCTCTGAGGCAAGTTTTAATCTTTCTTTAACTCCTTGCTTTATAATTTCGCCTTTAATGTCCTCAAGTTTTTCCATTTTTTGAAGATAGATTTGATCTGCCATTTCTTTTGACATTAATTCTTTTGCTATTGCATCATCTCTTAATAATGCCAACTGTATTTGCGATTGTTCAACTAATGCCAATGAATCATTCATTCTTTTTCTTGATAGTTCAAATTCATCAAGACCTCTGTTTTTAATATCTTCAAATAATTGATTATTGATTTCTAAAATTTTCTTTGCTCTTTCAGTAATATCAAAAATTCCCTTTTCACTTAAAATAACTTCTTCTAATTCTTTTGCTGGTTTTTTTACTTTTTCCATTGTGTGTGCTAATCTTAAAATATGATCATCATAAACAGGAAATTTATCATTCATATCATCAAGACCATCTAAAAAACCATCAAATAAATCTTCCATTCCCTTGAATGCCGCATAAGCTACTCCACCTGTTACAAAAAGACTAGCTAAACCAAGCCAACCTTTTTTAATAGCAGAAGTTCCTAATGCAAGTGCCATAGTTGCTTTCGCAACTTGTAATACCGCTGTTGCGATTTTCATAAACATACTAGCCACTTTCAAAGAAATAATAACTTTAATAGCGAAAATAAATTTATCATTATGTTCGTGAACAAATTTTAATCCAGCACCTAATCGTTCAACTGCAACAGCCAATCCTTTGCCTATATTTTTTGCATATTTATCTAATACATCTTGATTTTCTTCCATAAATTCATTGAGATCACCAAATTGTTTTTTAAGTTCTGGAAAGAAACCAGCTTCCAATAAAACTCTTTTGAAGTTAAATATTTTATCACCTATCATTGAGAGAGTTCCCTCAAATGTTTTGGCTAGTTCATCTGTTGCACCAGCGAACTTTCCACCAGCACCAAATACCCTTTCAAATGCCTCTCTTGTTTCTTCTACCGATACTGTAGCACCAGCTTTGAAACCAAGCATTGCTTTAACACCTCTATCTCTGAATAAATCTGCGGCAGATATACCAGCAGAAAGTGATCGTTGTATTTGTTCGGCAGTAGTTTTAAAATCAAGTCCTGTAACTGCGGCAACATTGCCTGTCAGTTCCATATTCTTCGCTAATTCTTGTGCATCTTCACTTACAACAGCTAAAACACCAGCACCTTTTTGAATTTCTGCCAAAGAAAAAGGAACTTTAGAGGCAAATTTAGCCATTTCATCAAATGCTTTTGCTCCTTCTTCTACACTACCAAACAAGAATTTTAATCGTACCTGTAGTCCTTCAATTTCTTTACCAACACCAATTATATTTTTTATTACTAATCCAGCACCCAAGCCAACAAAGGCATTTCTTAAATTAAATACTGATTTTTTTACACCATCAAGATTGCCACGAACTGTATTGAGCGCCCTTTTGGATTTATCCCTTGCAATGATGTCAATATTTACTTTTTTGGTAGCCATTATTTTTTCATCTTGTTAATGCGTTCTTGCCTTTCTCGATCTTCCCTTTGTAAGTCAAAATAGGCGCACCACATATTAAACTCATATACAGACATTTGCAATATTTCACTAGCCGATTTATGTAATCGTTCAGCTAATGCAAATATAGAATGGACTTCTGGGTTATTTTTTATTTTTTTTTAAGTGTCGGAATTGTATCGTCCGATGTACTCATAATGGCAGTAGCCACTTTTGCTATAACATCTGTATCGGCTTTTATTTTGAATTTCATCTTATGTTCAAGATCGAACATCTTTTCGCCATCTTTGGTTAATGACTTTGCAATGATAACATCAATGAGAACATTGAGGTCGCTTTCGTTTGCACCCTTAAATAATTTTGCTTTTTCAAGCATATTGAATGGCTTACTATAAATGGCATTCTTACCTGTAAGACCCCATTCCTCAACTTCTATAATTTTAGTTTCAAGAGAATCAAAATGTGATTTAACTCCCTCAAAGAAATCTGTTTTTTCAACCATTCAATATTAAACTGTACCTCTAGTTAATGCGCCTGTTAAAGTTGCATTAAAACTAGCTTCAATAATACCATCAGTTGGAATGGAAATAGAATTGCTACCAATCAGCCAAGTGCCTGAAAAATAGTAATCGCCTGAATCAGCACCTTCTGGATAAAGATTTAATGCTACTTGTGAACCCTCGATAATAGCGATTTGTCCATTCGTATCAGTTTCATCCCACCAGCATTCTGCAGAAACAGTTGCTCCCTTTTTACCAAATTGATAACTTCTTGAAGTATCGGTTAATGTGGTGTCCTCTATTAATTCTGCAGTAGTATCGATAGTAAAACTTCTCAATTCTGCTACAACATTAGACCCAACCTTAACAACGCCTGAAACACCTGTGTGATTAGCCATTTTTACTCCTTATCTTTTTTGGGGGTTAATTTTATTACTTTAGGAGTATCAACTTTTGATGTCTTTGTATATCCCATTTTTAAATAATATTCTTCCATATCTTTTGTTACCTGTATGGTATCGCTAGAATTTGGAAGTTTTAAAATAATTGTTCCATCACTCATAAGTTTTACTCCTATTTATTTTTATAGTTTTTATTAAACATAGTCCATATAATTTTTTATATTATGATGTTCCTCTTGTAAATTGATAATCAACCCTTACCACAATTCTCACACCACCATAAGGAAAAATTACTCCCTCATCTGTATTCGCTTCAATGATTTGTGTATTCAGAGCATTACCAGCCCTACTAATATCATTGTCTAAAGTTTCTTCCACAACCTCTATGAGTTGATTTCGTTTTGTATCAATATTAGCTGTTGTTCCCTTAACAAATCCAACAATGATAAAATCTATTGTTCCCTGTCTTTTTCCTTTTGCCACATCTCCTAAAGTAATTAATTCTCTTGTTTCATCTCCTGATTGAACATAACAGCAAGGAAATTGCGTATCAGCTAATTCTTCCACCTCAAATGGCTCTCTAGTGATCTTTACAAATTCAATAGGACTAGAAACTGCATCCAGCTTTGTAATTATATCACTTGCTATATCTTCTCGTTTACTCATAATCTTATTTCTTTTAAAAACATATTCCTTATCTTATTTTCATCATTTTTACCAATAGCAAAGAATGGTCTTGTTGGCATTTTACCAACTCCTGTATCGTGTATGTATGCCTTGATCTGTTCTGATTTTCTTCCAAAGAATAATGTTCCTGTTGTTCCTCTCACTCGCCAAGTCAATGAATTGAACATATGTCCGTGAAAAGTTAAGTCAACAAACTTATTTGTTTTCTTTCTAAATTGATCTGATTGTTTGTATTGTTCTGAATATCTTGCGAATGTGCCACCATCTGGTTTTTGTCCTTTTTGTGTCTTTTTTTGAATCTGATCGGAAGCATAAGCAGAAACTTTGTTTAATGCTTTTTTAATATCTCTAGGAACTGTGCGTTGAAGTTTCTTTATGTAATTGGAAACATTTATTGTGTTGGCTTTAATCTTAATATCTGCGACCATTATCGAACAAGGCGAAGTGAGTGCATAGCTTCTTTTTCACTATCTGCTACTGTGCCACCCCCATCTTCATCATATTCAACACCATCTCTTAAAACTTGTTGAAATTCCTCGTTGTATCTGTCTTTATAAAATTCTATTTGAACTTGGAAAGAATCCTTTTCAGTATCATTTCTCCATTTAGTAAGCTGTGGAAAAATATAATAAGCCAATGATTTATAAACAACTGCATAGACCCATTGACTATCGGTTAATTTACTGTCTGTCATTTCAACAGAAGTAACCTTTGTAATATCCTTGTATCTAACTTGATGTCTATATCGTTCCCACCATTCAGCACGAATTTGCCTTAAAACATCATTCTCTGCTAATTGTAATTGATCATCAAAATCTGTAATGCCAAAACCAAGAATATCTGGTTGTATCTTTTGTAGATGACTACTTGCTACTGCGAATTGAGTTGTTGCCA